AACATAATCTAACGATGAGTTTTTGTCAGATAAAAAAGATGGATATCTTAGTGTTGGTAGCTGTTTAAAATACATTAGAATCCTACTCCTGAAGAATCTTTATCATAATCATCAAAGTAAATAGGTTCAATCTCTTTAAATGATAAGTCAAGTTGCATGGAGATTGGTGTTGCATCATCATATGTTGCGTACACTCCTTCCCCAGTATAATTAACTGCCATATTTGTGAGAAAACATTGTTTAAATTGATTTAGGAATGGATGATCATTATTTCCTTTTCTATATCTCAATTCAAATAAGTTTGGAGTTTTCATAAAGATTGCACTTCCACCAACTGTATCTCCACCAGTTTTTGGTGCCATGTTTTGTTTGAATGATCTGATTATTAATTTACATTGCTTTGCCTCTTGTGCACTACGGGGTGTCATCTTAAATGAAAAACTAAAACTTCTTAAAGATGGGCCATTGAATAGTAATTCTAAGTTAGGATTAAATATCTGTCCACTTGTTCTTGCAAGAAGTTGTTCTGGAGAAACATTTGCACCAAATATTCCCATTGCAGAGGATGTTGCTTTTACATTCAATCCCATTTTAGCAGCATCAATCAATGCATCAGTGTCTCCTGCAGATAAATTTCCTCCAATATCACTTTTTATCTTTTCAAGTCCCTCCTCTGTGCTTAAATTTCCTAATGCCATCTGTACTGAAGTGCTACCAGATTTCATAACACCCATCATCGCACCGGCAGCAGCACCGGTGAGTGTATTCATTTTACTTTCACCGTAATTTGCAGTATTTCCATCTTTAATATCAGATGGTATCTGTAAAATAATTGTGCCTGTATTTTTTACAGACTTGGTTGCCAATGATCCGGAGCGTGTTTGACCAGCACGATTATTTAATGTATTTCTTCCAAATCCTTTACTACCAATAAGTTTATTACTATCCTCATTTCTAATATACTCTTTAATATCAATCTGTAAATAATCTGTTGTTCCTGTTAATGCTTCTAAAGGATATCTTAAAATACCACCTTGTTTTGTAGATTTAGAAGATCTAGGTGGTTGTGAAGTTACCTCACTATTTGAAACAGATTCTGGATCTTCGTATGAAGGTAACTTTTGATTATTTGCAATCGCTGCTTTTGCATCATTCTGATATTCCTCAGATGCATAGTACCTTTCTTGTTCAGCGTAATTGGGAGGGTATTGTACCATTTATATTTTTTTTAACTATTTAGACGATATTTTCCAAAAGGTAATGCTTGAAGGTCTTTTATCTCTTCAGCAGTCACCTGATATGTACCACCAACTATCTCATTATAAGTATAACTCCTTGATTCACCCCAATGAAAATTGACTCCTTTAAATCCCCATGAGTAAACGTTAGTCACTGCAACAAGAGGGTTTTGATCATATCTTACCCCCGAAGTTTTTGGTCTGTAAACAAATATATAATAGTTTCCTGCTTGAGGTGTACCACCCTCACTTAAGAGATCCATAATTTCCACCATTAAATCGTCAGGATCTTCAATCCCGATTAAATCATCTAATGCTGGTGCGATACGACTCATTTGATTCCTAGTTCGTCCTCTGTCATTACTTTAAATTCATAAAGTCTATCTTTACAATACTCAGTGGCAGCTTTCCACTTTGCTTGATTTCGAGCATATTCATATGCTTCATATAGATAACTTTTTGTTTTTCTTTTTGGTTTAGTTGGAGGTTTCAATTGTTTTTTTGGTTTTACTTCAATAATATATTTCTTTATATTACCTGTAGTTTCCTTTAACTTCACGTAAAAGTCTGGAAAATATCTATGGATCTTTCTATCTACAGGAGATCTATATGGTATTGCAATTTCTTCACTCCCCCATTCAAGAATATTCTCATTCAAATCACAGTAAACCATGAATTTTCTCTCCCATAAGGATCGATATATGATATTTGTATGGTTTCCTTTGTATTTTCTTGGGTATGTAGGAGAATATCTTCCCTTATATGACATAAATAGAATTATAATAAAGTCATATAGGTATTTAGTGTGAGTTTTATACAAAAAATCACAATGAATGATGCCAAAGTAAAATTTGGTAGTCTGTCTTTGAATAATCAATATCAGGTTCACTTTGCAGGTTTTAATGGAAATGTGATAAGATATTTAAGATTTCAAAAAAGAATAAGTAACGCACAGGATTTTATCAGTCGTGAAGCTGGTCTGTTATGTAGTGACGCATCACTACCTGCAAGTGCATTTGCAACCGCAGAGGTAAAAGATAATTTTATGGGTATACCGCAGGAATTTGCACATTCTCGTTTGTATACTGATATTGATTTTACATTCTATGTTGATGAAGATTATACGATGTTGAATATCTTTGAGGGATGGATGGATTATATTTCAAGTGGTGCGGAGAGAGAAGTTGCAGATTTTCAAAAACCATTCTATCGTAGGATGAGGTATCCAGACACTTACAAGTGTGACACCATGTTCATAAGTAAATTTGAAAAAAATGCAAAACGCATACTAAGGTATCAATTTATTAATGCTTTCCCAAAATCAATCACACCTCAACCAGTACAATATGGCCCAGCAGATTTACTTAAAGTATCTGTAAGTTTTAACTATGACAGATATATTGTTGCAAATAAAGTAGGTTTGTGATATACTGCTAAATAAAACTACTGAATTGAATAATTATGCCATTACCTAAGATTAATACCCCATTTTATGAATTAACATTACCATCAAATAATAAAAAAATCAAGTATCGTCCATTTCTTGTTCGAGAAGAAAAAATACTGATTTTAGCACTTGAGTCATCTGATGCAAAACAAATCTCTAGTTCTATAGTTGAGATCATGTCAGATTGTATTGAGACTAAAAGTGTCGATATAACAAAGTTACCAAGTTTTGATATTGAATATTTGTTTCTAAATATCCGTGCTAAGTCAGTTGGTGAATCAGTTGATGTAGTTATTACCTGCCCAGATGATAATAAAACGACAGTTGAGGCAACAATAAACATTGATGATATTAAAGTCAAGAAAACAAAAGGTCATAAAAATATTATCAAACTTGATGATACGTATTCCATGAAGTTGAAGTATCCGTCAATGCAGGAGTTTATTGATGCGAACTTTGATTCAGATCAAGAGGGCAGTTCAGTAACTCAATCATTACAAATGCTATCAACCTGTATAGATATGATATATGATAATGAAGAAAGTTGGGATGCTGCTGATAGCACACCTGAAGAACTAAATGAATTTATTGAACAGTTGAACACTAAACAATTTAAAGAGGTTGAAACTTTTTTTGAAACTATGCCTAAGTTAGAGCATATTGTTGAAGTGACAAATCCCAAAACAGGGAAGGCAAGCAAGGTGAAATTGGAGGGACTGGCAAGTTTTTTCAACTAGGTATGGCTCATACAAACCTTGAGTCATACTATAAGGTGAACTTTGCTCTCATGCAACACCATAAATATTCTATAACTGAGATTGAAAACATGATGCCTTGGGAGAGAGATGTATATGTTACTCTACTCAAGCAATATATTGAAGAAGAGAATTTAAAGGCACAACAACGTAACATGTAAGATGGCAAAAAAAGCACTGCCAAAAATAAAAACCACCAAGATGGGTGATCTTGAGGAGAAGGTAGATAGTGCACCGAAAAAAAGAGGAAGACCAAAGAAGGTACAGACAGCTGCAGAGGTAGAAGCAGCCATAAATCTTAAAGAGTTCCAGAAATCTGAGGCAAAATTAAAGAAAGAAAAAGAAAAGACAGTTAGTGCAAGAAAACTTTTTAAAACATTAGAAGTTGATATACAGGCAGCAAACGTATCCCTTTCAGAGATAGGTGGTATTTTAAAGGCAGATTTCGCTGCCCGTATTGATCAAGAAAAGGCAGAGATAGCATTATTGCAACAGGAATCAAGCAAGGCAAAAATAAAAGCAGAAGAGAAGCAGGTAGAAAGTAAAAATTTAGGAGATAAGATAAAGGGTCAGGCAGAAAAAGCGGTGGCTCCAATAATGAGTTTTCAAGACAAGTTAATTGAAGCTGCTACTTTTATAGTGGGTGGATTTTTGGGAAATGCAGTTTTTGAATTTATCAAGAGTGATACATTTAAAAATGCGTGGAGAGGTTTTACTAAGTTTATAATTAAAGGAACGATGTTTATCGCTGACAAGATAAAAGCGTTTCTTGGTTTCTTTTCATTAAAAAATCTTGGAAAACTATTTAAAAAAGGTGCAAAATTTTTGACGAGTCTTCCCAAAAAAGCGGGTAACTTTATTAAAAAATTATTTGAATTACCAAAGGCATTAAAAAATGTATTTAAGAGTATTGGTGCTAAGTTAAAAAATGTAGGAGCAAAGGCAGCAGACATATTTAAAACTATAGGTAATATAATTAAAAAGGTCAAAAACTTCTTGAAGGGTGGTGTAGGTAAGGTATTAGGACTTGGAAAGAATTTATTTAAGGCTGGCAAAAGCTTTGTCAAATCAGGATTTAAAGGACTTAAAACTGTTGGTAAGAATATTGGTAAAAGTGTTGGTAAGAGTATAGGAAAAGGTGCTGGTAAGACAGCATTAAAGAAAATACCCTTTGTTGGGTTGGGTCTTGGTGCAGCATTTGCGATTGATAGATTGAGAAAAGGTGATTGGGGTGGTGCATTGATGGAGATTGGATCCGGTGCTGCATCCATGATTCCGGGTGTTGGTACTGCTGTATCAACTGCGATTGATGTAGGACTTATTGCAAAAGATTTAGGTGATGCAAAGAGAGAGCAGGAACAAGGTGAAGTCACTGAAGCACAAGTTGGTAAACGTGTGACTAAGGGTGATAGAGTTTTAGTTGGTGAAGGTGGCCCTGAAATGTTAGAGATGCCATTTACAGGTACAATCAAACACAACACAGAGACAACAAATATGTTGAAGGATGAGGCAGGAACTGGTGGTGGTGTGACAGTTATTAATGACAATCCTGATCCTATCATGACAAGTCCACCCCCTGTCGGCACTGATAAGGATGAGGTTGCAAACCCATCTGAATTTATTTCGTCTATGAATAAACTAAATGATTATATGAGAACCACCCCTGATGTACTAGGTATGACAATATGACAAAGACAGCAGATGCAGACAAAATTGGGAGTAAAAATCTCAAACTAAACGCTGATAATATCAAGAGTGTTCTTATTAAAAACACCAAGATAATGAGTCGTCTGAAGACATTTAAGGCGAAAACAATATTTAAACAAAAAGAAGCAAAAAAAATTGCTGCTGAAGAAAAGGCACTTGAATTATCAAAACCAAAGAAAAAAATAGATCCTGAGAAATCCCCTATTAGTAGTGGTCGAAGTATGTTAGATAAGTTACTTGAAGCAGGTGTATTTTTACTTGCAGCTCAATTGGGAAATGTTTACGGGGAATTGATTAAAAATTTTAAAGAACCGATAGCCAAAATTGGTGAAGTTTTAGAGAATTTTTCAAAGGGATATTTTGCAATACTAGCAAAAATCAGAGAATTCTTTGGTGGTGAAAAAAGCAAAATTGAACAGGATATGACAACGGTGGATGCGAAATCTGCCGAACTTCAGATAGATAAAGATGAGTCTGATGCTCTTGCAGAACAAGGTCTTTCAGAATATGATACAGCACAAGCAGATTTAGATGCTCTAAACCCTCAAGAAATCGATGATGCTGTAGGTGAGTTGAAAGATGAAGAAGAAGAGGAGGGGGGAGAACTTGAAGAAGCAGAAGAGGGTGGTGAAGCAACTGAAGCTGAGGTAGAAGGTGGTGAAGTAGAAGACGGATCAGATCTTGGTGAGGTAGATAGTGGAACAGAGGAGGAAACAGAGGAAGGTGTAGTAGAGGGAATGCAGGAAAATCCTGATGTTCCTAAAATGAATGAGGGTGGAGAGTCTGGTAAAGCAGGTGATGGTGGAAGCAATATTAAAGATAGCATTCCAACATTATTAAGTCCCGGTGAATTTGTATTCAAACGTCAGATAGCGGAAGCAATAGGTTATGACCGATTGAATGAAATAAATGCTCTCCAACCCGGATCGGTGACACAGAAAAAACTTGATGATATAAGCATGTTAAATACTAAAGTAGGAAATAAAAAAGACACGGTTATTATTAATAGGACACAAGTAATCAACACACCAACACCAGTACAAGTCTAATGTCAGCAGGCCCAGCCATAGCACCAGCAAGATATAATAAGATTGAACTCAAAAAGGAGGGAAAAGATCCTATCGAGTTGAATGCCGGAACTATTTCGGTGAATTATTATGAAAGTTTATATTCTCCCACTGTGACAGCAGTAATTACGTTTGTTGATGCTGGTGGTAATTTAGAAGATGATAAAACAGGTGCACTTAAAGGTATCAAAGAAGCACTTCCTCTTGAGGGAAATGAAGATTTAAGTTTTAAGATATCAACTAAATCGGGTGAGTTAGATTTTACAAAAAAAGATAACATATTTAAAGTAAACAGATGCCCTGTGATATCTAGAGAGGCTAATCGCCAAGTTGTAATGTTGGATTTAATTAGTAAACAAGAAAAAGATAATGACGATCAACCAATATTTGATAAGTTCAAGGGAAAGATAAGTGACACTGTAAAAAAATTACTAACTGAAAAACTTAAAGTTACTCAAGATAAAATAGAGGTTGATGAAACTGAAAATAATTATGACTTTACTGGTAAAGGTAAGGGTATTTTAAATATTATTCGTGAATTATGCAGAAGGTCAGTTCCTCCGGGTGGAGATGCAGGATATTTCTTTTATCAAACAAAAAGTGCTTTTAAATATAAGGCAATAGATGAATTAATTAAACAAGAACCAAAGACAAAAGTTTTTTATACGGGTGCATTAAAATCTGATATGGAAACTCAGTCAGATTCAAATGACTTCAAAATATTGTTAGAACCTAAATTTACGAAAGATCAAGATGTTCAAAAGGCATTGAAATCTGGAACATATCGTAGTCGTAATTTTTTCTTTGATCCATACACGTTTATAGTAAAGGAAGTGACATTTGATTTAAATGAGAAAGGAGTGAAAGAGACATTTGGAGACCCACCACCATTTGCAGATGATGTAAAGAGTTATACAAAAACAAATCATCATATTTTAGATAGAGGGAGTTTGGAAGAAAATCCATCATTATCAATCAATAATTCGCCACAAAAGTGGCAAGCGACATCTGTGATGAGGTATAATTTACTTCACGCACACATTTGTAATATACAAATACCATGTAATGTTGAATTAGAGGCAGGTGATGTGATAGAAATAGAATTAGAATCAGTGAGTGATCAAAAGGAACTAGGTCAATTTGATGAAACCCAAAGTGGAAAGTATCTTATTTTACATTTATGTCATCACTTTGATGAAAAAAGATCGATTACTTCATTGACTCTTGTAAGAGACACATATGGTAGGAAGAGAAAATGAAAAAAGAAGAAACTAATTTTTTTGGTGAAGATGGCCTTAAATTTTGGATTGGTAAGGTCGTATCTAAAAAGGCACAAAAATTACAACTTGATGGAAAAGGTTGGGGTTGGAGATACAAAGTTCGTATATTCGGTACATACTCAGAAGATGATAATGTTCCTGACGAACAGGTGCATAATGCCACAGTTTTATTTGGTGTTACTGATGGATCAGGTTTTGCGGGAAGGGCTAAGTCATGCAAAATCGCCCAGTACGATATTGTATTTGGATTTTTTATGGCAGAGAATGAGGGTTATCCAGTGATTATAGGATTACTTTCACCTACAAAGGCATATAATAAAAAAGTGGAATCTAAATTTAATGGTGGATCTGGATTTAATGAGGAATTAGAAGCAACTCAGAATGGTACACAGGAATTTAGTGAGCAAAATCAAATTGCAACCGCATCTGTCAATGCTGATAATACAAATAAAACAGGATCTGGTGAAGGTCTAGAAGTAAATGAGGGTTTGATTAATGATTCACTTGGCGAGGATATAAACAATCAACAGACAAATTCTTTTCCTGATCCACCCGGAATACAAAACTTTGATTTTACTGGTTTTAACCAACAAGATATACAAACGATGGTAGGAGAGGCAGAAAGTTTTACAAATACTATTAAAGATGATATAGTACAGATAGGCGATGTTATAAAAGAAGAAGCACCATTAGAGGAACTCAAAGAATCTGCTGAGAGATTGACTCCTAAATTGGAGGATGTCTCATCTGGGATAGTTACCTCTTTTAAATTATCAGATTTAACTGCTGGTGATTTACCGGGGCTCAAAGGATTCTAATAAATAAAGTATGGCTAACGAATTTTTACCAAAAGAAAGCGAAAAGTTTGCAAAGATTTTCACCCCCACTGCTCCTCCAAAGGAGAGTGATCTTTCAAATTTGCAGATTAATACTTTTTCGCAATTAATTAAGGATAATCCTGTAGGTTTTTCTGATGAAATTAACCTGCTCAAGGATACATATCCTAGCACTTTTGGTGACATCAATCCATTTGATGCGTCAGAGGTGAATGCTTTTTCTGGTAGTAGTTTTAATGATTACTTAAGGAGGGCAAATAGTTATAATGATATGTTAGTCCTTGATTTACCATCTTTGTCTGATACTTCAGGCACTCGTATAGTTCTTTCGGATGGTGAGTCTGACAAATTTATGGAAAAGGTCGATGCGAAGATGAAGAACTATTTCAACAAAATATCAAACGTGGCAGATTTTACAACGAATCTTCCCGGTGAATTGAGTAAACTTACTAATCAAATAGGTTCTGCTGCCAACTCTTTTATAGGCAGAATCTCCAATGCTCTACAAGATAGTTTAGTTAAGTTTATTGATGGTGGTATTTCAAAACTATCAGACCTTCTTTTTGCTTCTAATCCCATCGCTAAAGTTGCAATTGGCAAAATCAAATCATTCCAGAATAGTTTGATAGGGCCTGTTGGTAAACTCTTTAGTGGTATGGAGTGTTTGACATCTAAGGTCTCATCAGCGATGGGTGGAGTAATTAAAGACATGCTCACCGGTATGACTAAGAATATGATTAATGCTCCTGTTTGTGCAGTTCAACAATTTATTGGTGGATTGACAAATAAAATAAGTGATACAATGTCATCTGTTGTCACACCTTTCCTCTCACCAATATTGAGTATTCTTGGCCCAATCGGTGCTGCTTTTGATGTTAAGGGTGCTATCTTAGGTGGCATAGATTTTATGAAAAAGGCAGGTGATCTTTTTAAATGTGCTCCTCCTATCAAACAAACATCCTCTTCATTATATGTTATTGATGGTGGCCCTAAAAAAGATAAAACACAAAAAGAAAGTCAAGGTCTTTTAGATCAGGCATTTGCAGCAGCATCTGGAGCATCTGCTGCAGTTGATAAAGCAAAACAAGTTCTTGATACAGGAGTTCCCTCTGGACTCTCTAAATTTGAAGAAACTTATGGTCAATGGTCAATTTTTGGTTCAAAGGTTGATGATGCAGCAGATCATGGTATTGGTGGTGGTAACTGTTATACTGGAAATAATTTCAGTTGTGGCCCTGCTACGATAGATTTCTTTGGTGGATCAGGTGAAGGTGCTAGTGGTAAAGTGATTTTAGGTAGTTTTATCAGTAAATTTGATAAGGATGATTTATTTGGGACAATATCAAGAACTGCCGGTATAATGGGAGTTGAGATTACAAATCCGGGTCGAGGATACGCAGAGGGGCCTCTTGTTGCATTTAATGATTCTTGTGAACAGGGGTATGGTGCATTTGGTAAAGCAGTTGTAGATCAGAATCCAAAATCACCGACGTATGGACAAGTTACCGGAGTTGTAGTATTATCAGAGGGAGTCAATTACCCAACAGATGGATTACCAGAGTTAGAGGCATTTATTGATACAGTGATCATTGAAGATCCCGGAAGAGGTTATGAAGATGCGACTATTTCAGACGATATCAAACCAATTGTTAGAAATGGTAGGATTGAAGCAATCGAAATAGTTGAGCAAATTCCTTACACATCCTTACCTGATTTAAAAGTTTTATCAAATTCTGGATTTGGTGCAGTAATAAGACCTATAATGTCACTTAAGAGAGAGGATAGGAGAACAGATCCAACTCAAGCAGGTGTATTTAAAGTTGTTCAGTGTGTAGGTACATTTTCATCAGCAAAGAAATCATCCACTGACATACCTGTATCATCTGTTGTAAGAGAATCAGATACACCCACAACAGTGACTACGACTACCACCACATCTGAAACTGTTGAACAAGTTCAACCAGAAACTACACAAACCACTGAGACAAATGTTTCCAACACCACAACCCAAACTAACACAAGTACTACTACTCAAACTGGAACAACTACTACACCAAGTCAACAAACGTCTGGACAGAGTAACACTCCTGCTAATAATAACAATTCTGGTGGTAGCGGGTCTTCGGGATCAGGTGGTCAGTCGTCAGGAGGAGGATATGGATACTAATGTCTGAATCACATGAAGCACGACAACTAGAAATATTTGGTAGTAAGTTATTTTTTGAAACAAACGCTGTTGCACCTGATGGCCCGGGAAAAGTTGCATATATTATGTCTTCACAGACAGGAGATCATGTCAAATATAATCAAAGTTTGCATGAAGGGTCAGGGATGGCAAGAATCAATGCAGATAAAGTATTACAGGTAGAAGCAGGAGTTAAATGTGATGGTAATGAAAAAGCAATACCAATCACGGCACATAATGGAGACGTATTTATTGCTGCCTTAAATGGTAGAATAATTTTAGATGCCAGAGAAGTAATTATAAATGGTGAAACAAATGTCAAAATGGTTGGATCTAAAATACAGATTGGATATAATCAAGCTGGATGTACAGATCAGGTAGATATAAACGGTGCAAAAATTCATATAAATCCGGGTTCAAAATGCACATTGAAAGATAAAGTTCTGTATAACAATGCTTTCAAAGCATTTGCAAGTGCACTTGTGGGATATAACAAGTGGTATAATAGTTTAATACCAAAATAATGACAAATACACCAGACTTACGTGATCAAGCTGAGGTATTTGAAGGAAATACCATTTTTGATAATGTTTTTATTCTTGAAAAACTTGATTATGATTTTACTAGATCAGGACAGATAACCATAAGTGAACTCAATGTTATTGGTATAGCATCCTTTACCAGTGATGTTACCTTTGGTGGTGATATAACTTTGGATGAAATTACTTGTCGTAACGCAGATGTCACAGGTATTGCAACAGTAAATACTAATTTATATGTCAAAGGTACAATATCTGATTCAAGTGGTGATGCAGGATCAGCAGGTCAATTGTTGTCATCAACAGGATCTGGAACTAATTGGATAGCAGCAAATACTACAAGCGTAGCAAATGCTATTAATGTGGGTGTAAATCTAAACTCTGATAATTCAGATCAATTTGTTTCATTTTTTGGTGGGACAAGTGGTAATTTACCTAATCGTGTTGATGCTGGATTAAAATATAATCCTAGCACAAACATTTTGACAACGACTGTTACGACAGCACAAAACGCACAGGGACTAACGGGATCACCTAACATAACTGTAGGAACTCTTACTGCATCTAATACCACAATAAACGGAACTCTGACTGCAACCAATTTAGCAGGGGATGGTTCAAGTATTACAAACATACAGGCTGGACAAGTTGTTGGTAATAGTATTTTTGTTCAGGGTATGATAATAATGTGGAATAGCACTGTAGCATCGATACCAACAGGTTTTGTTCTTTGTGATGGTAGTAATGGGACTCCCGATCTAAGGGGAAGATTTGTTGTTGGTCATCACCCTAGTAACAATGACTATGATGTGAATGATACTGGTGGTTCAGAGAGTGTGACTCTTACAGTTGCACAAATGCCAACTCACAAACACGATACTAGTTTTGATAATAAAAAATATTTTCCGGGTGGTGGTTCTACAAGTATTGGATTTGGTGGTGCTGGTGGATACCCTGCTGATGTATTCAGTATGAGTAATGAGGGTGGAGGACAGTCACACGAAAACCGACCACCATACTATGCTTTGTGCTATATTATGAAGACTTAGGTTGACTAAAAACCCTATATATGTTATGATATAAAAAAAGGAGTCTCCTATGAACGATGCATCTGTGGTCAAAACGGTTATAGATATATGTTCAAGATGTTTTACAATACTAAGTGATGAGGGAGATGTTCAAATGGTTTACTGCCAGAATACAGAAGAATTTATGGGTGTATTTGAAGTGGTAAAGACGTTTATGGAAGATGATATGATTATGTTTACAGACATCGCTGTGGTTCCACAAAGAGATAGAAAAATTAGAAAAAGAAAAAAACCAGATGAAAAAGTTTAATCAATTTTCAGAGGATGCAGATAAGGTAGCAGCACTTCGTGCTAAACAAAAGGCTGCTGTTGCAAAATACAAAACTACTGACACTCAATCACCTAAACCAAAGGAGTCTGATTCTGAAGTTCATCATGGAGATGTTGCTACAGATGATCTAAGACAGAAGAGAGCAGCAGTAAAACAGGCAAGAGTAAAAGCAGCAGCACGTAAGGCAGAAATACAACAATCTGTTCAAAGAGAATTACGGAAGCAGAAAGGGAATAAATAGATAGAAGACATACTTTGTAGATGAGCGATGCCACTTAATAAGTTAGAGAATTTTATAAAGAACACTGAGGGTAAGATTCTTTATGTAAATCCAAATGATCTTGATGCAACAGATAGTATATCGAATCAAGGTAATTCATTAGCACAACCTTTTAAGACAATCCAAAGGGCTTTACTGGAGTCTGCTAGATTTTCATATGTAGAAGGAAATAATAACGACTTAATCGAGAAGACAACAATATTACTTTTTCCCGGAGAACATATAGTTGATAATAGACCCGGTTTTGGTATAAAAGATGTTAGTGGTACAGCAACCGCAGTTTCCCCTGCAGGTACCGAAACAAATGCGTCAAGCACATTATCTCTAACTTTAACTTCAAACTTTGATTTAACTCAAGAAGATAATCAGTTATATAAGTACAACAGTATAAATGGTGGTGTTATTGTTCCTCGTGGTACATCACTTGTAGGACTAGATTTAAGAAAGACAAAGATAAGACCAAAGTATGTTCCTAACCCTACTGATAGTGCTGTTGCAGGATCAGCGATATTTAGATTGACAGGTACTTGTTATTTTTGGCAGTTCTCCATATTTGATGGTGATGAATCAGGCACAGTTTTTACAGATCCTGTTGATTTTAGTGCAACAAATAGATCAACTCCAACATTCTCTCACCATAAATTAACTTGTTTTGAATATGCTGATGGTGTTAACATTGATACCAGATTCAATCTTACTGACCTAGACATATACTACAGTAAGTTATCAAACTCATTTAATTCAACTGATAGAGTTATTCGTTCCGTTGATAGATTCCCTGCAAACGATTTAGGATTTGCACCCCAAAGACCAGAATTTGAAATAGTTGGTGCATTTGCATCAGACCCAATTAATATTTCTAGTATTATTTCTGGTAACGGATCAACACCAAGCACTGTTGTTACAGTAACAACTGCGACTGCACATGGATTAACAACAAATACACCAATAAAAATTAAAGGTGTTGCTCCTGATTCTGCTCGTGATTATAATATTTCAACAAAAGTTCAAAATGTAGTAAGTGAAACTCAATTTACATATCTACTTCCATTTGTTGACACAGATCTACCTGCGACAGGTAATTCATCAAATGCCACAGTAACCATTGAGACTGATACTGTATCAGGTGCATCACCATATATTTTCAACATATCATTAAGATCAGTCTATGGTATGAATGGTATGCATGCTGATGGTAACAAAGCCACAGGTTTCAAATCTATGGTTGTTGCTCAATTTACTGCGATTTCACTACAGAAAGATGATAGAGCATTTGTTAAGTATGATGCATCATCAAGATCATATAAAGGGATTGGCATTGTAAAACAAACTGGTGGTGAATTGGCATCTAAATCTTCTTCAGTAGATGCGACTACTGTATATCACTTAGATTCAAATGCAGTTTATCGTAAAGGTTTTGAAACGACACATATCAAATTGTCTAATGATGCGGTCATGCAGATCGTTTCAGTGTTCGCTATTGGATTTAATAAACACTTCAATGCAGAGACAGGTGCTGATGCTTCAGTCACAAACTCTAACTCAAACTTTGGACAGTTTGCGATTGCATCAGATGGATTTAAGAAAGAGGCATTTACTAAAGATAACGCAGCATTTGTAACTAATGTTATAACACCAAAAGCAATCTTATCATCAGAGACTAATATCGATTGGCAAAGACTTGATGTTGGTTTGACCACATCAGTTGGTATCTCTAGTCATCTATATCTCTTTGGATTTAATACAAAAGATAATGTACCCCCTGTTGTTATTCAAGGTTATCGTGTTGGTGCTAAAACTGATGATAAGTTGTTTGTTGATTTTTCAATCGCAGCAGCATCAGGTTATGGTACAAGTGAAGCACCATTACTCATGGTTGATAATTTAATACCCAATTCAGGTTCAGCAGCAGCGTTAGGAGATACAAGTAGTATAAAAACATTTGGAGTAAGTTCAGGCCCAACAAATAACGAGTTAACTCTTGGTGTTCATACATTACTTACTGGTGAAAAAATACGAGTTTTAAGTGATGCTGGTGATTTGCCAGAGAGTTTAGAAGAAAATATAGTATATTTTGCTATTAGAGTATCAAGCACAAAAATTAAGGTTGCATCATCAAAAACAAATGCTGAACTAGGTATAGCTATTACTATATTTGGTGGATCTCAACTCAAAGTTGAGAGTCGTGTATCAGATAAGGCATCTGGTGATATAGGATCACCGATCCAATTTGATGCTGGAAACTCCAACTGGTTCATTCATGCTGAAAATAATAATCAAATTTACACAGCATTATCTCAATTAGGTGTTGGAGCTCTTGGTGCAAATACACCAGTATCATTCATAAAAAGAGTTCCGGATGAAAGGTCACTAGATGAAAAGATTTATAAATTAAGAGTCGTAGTTCCAAAAGAAAGTGATAATGCAAAGAATCCTGAAGAGGGTTTCATTATTCAGGAATCAAGTTCCACAGGTGTTAGAGCTGCCTCCGATTTCACCACTCCTACGATCACATCAGATGATTTTGATTTTGATAGAAACTCAAGGTTCATAAGCACATGTTCAAGAGTTGGTGGAACAGTCACTGTGATCGCAGATGTGCCACATGACCTAAAAGTTGGAGAGAGAATATTTGTTAAGAATGTAACTGACAATCAAGGAACAACAACTGGTGTATTCGATAAGGGTTATAATGGATCATTCCTAGTGTCCGGAATTATAGATGATAAAACATTTACATATCCCACGACAGACACAGATGGTGTAACACATACCATAGGTAATTTTACAAATGATATTTCAAATCGTGTTACAACACTTCCTAGATTTGAAAGAAATGATTTACAAAGTAATTACTACATTTATCGTAATGATACGATAACTCCATATATTAAAGATGTACAAGATGGTGTGTATCACTTGTTTGTTTTACATGCTGATAATCCAGTTACAACAGAATTTACTGATCTAAAGTTTGGACAAAATGTTGTTGATCTTTACCCACAATTAGATAGAGATAATAATCATTCCAATCCAGCAGCATCAGAATCTTTTGCGAAAAGAGATCCAATCGGTGATGTATCAACAAACGATCAAAGAAAAAGTATCACCAGAGAAGCATTAGATAAAGTAGTAAAAGACTTTGGATATGCAAAGATAATATCTGGTATCGCTACTGGTGGTGCGATGGGTGTAGGGCATACGACACTTACATTTGATAGACCACATGGATTCGGTTCAATAAAAACAATCAACACTATTACAGGTGGATCAGGATTAACAAATGGTGTATACCACAATGTCAAGTTGTTCAATACAGGAACTACAACATGGGATGGTGCGACAGCAAAAGTAACTGTGGCGAGTAATGCAGTATCAGCTGTCGAGATTATTGAAGGTGGTTCTGGTTACACTGCTGAGACATTAGATATTGATAATTCATTCACAGGTGGTTCAGGTGCAAAAGTAACTGTTGTTCTATCTGGTATCTCAACCAATGTTCGTGACGTATTGCAGATTACTGGTATAGGAACTGTAAGTGATAATGTCGTATCAATATCATCTGTTAGATCATCAACATCTGTTTCTATTGCAGTTACTACAGGGGATCCAGATATAATCGCTGGACAATTTGCTATCAATCAAGGCCCTGCAGCAAGTATAACAGGCACACCTGCATTTGATGCCACAGTTGGTATTACTACATTTACAACTACATCAGGACACGGATTAATTGTTGGTAATCAATTTAGAATAGTTGATACAAGCAACAATAATATCGGTAATTTCTTTGTCAAGAACGTCATTAATCCAACATCATTCTCAGCAACAACTACAAATCAATTGACAAATCCATCACTAATTCTTCGTGATGGTATGACTGCTGCCACACCAGCGTCTGATAAAGAGAATGAAAATATAGGTTCAAGAGGACTATCATTCTATGATGGAGAAACATTTATTCTCGGTGCGAATGTTACAACAGGAACAACACTTCAAGTTAATCTTTCAAATGTAGGTGTTGGAACCACCGCAAGATTTGATCTTGGTTCTTATGTTCAGATTGGTAATGAGATATTGAGAGTGCGAGATGCGAATGTAACTGGTACTGGTAATAATGAAATCTCAGTAATTCGTGGTTCACTTGGAACAATCCAAGAAGATCATACCGCAGGTGAATTAGTAAGAAAGATAAAACCGTTCCCAATAGAGTTTAGACGACCATCTATTATTCGTGCATCTGGACATACATTTGAATATCTTGGATTCGGGCCCGGTAACTACTCAACTGCACTTCCACAGGTTCAGGTCAGAACTCTTACAGAAAGAGAAGAGTTCCTAACACAGTCACAAGAAAGATCATGCGGTACTGTTGTTTACACAGGTATGAACAACAGAGGTGACTTCTTTATTGGTAACAAGAGGGTAAGTTCTGCAACTGGTCAGGAAAGAACATTCGATGCTCCGATCCCAACGGTTACAGGTGAAGATCCATCAAGATTATCAGTTATCTTTGACGAGGTAATAATCAAAGAGAGACTTGTGGTTGAAGGTGGTAAATCAAGAACTATTCTAACACAGTTTGATGGCCCAGTTACATTTAACGAAGTTGTAAAACTCAATAAAGATGTGACATTCAATGGTGCAATGAAATTAAATAGCACCCTTGAAATTAAAGACACAACACAGTCTCATACAAAAGATACTGGTTCTATCATAACTGATGGTGGTGTCGGTATTGAGAGAAATCTTAATGTCGGTGAGAACTTTACAGTTGGTGGGGGAACAACTCTTGGAAACTTAAATGTAACTGGTGTATCAACATTTTCTGGTCTCATGGACATCAATGGTGGTGCTGAGATTGGACAATTTAAAATTGGTATTACCACAGCAAACATGCTTGGGTCAATAGGTAATTCAAATATTATTATTGACTCTGATGGTGGTACACTTACCATCAATGATAATGTTGTGGTTAGTGGTGATTTCAGTTCGTTAGGTGCAACCAATGGTAATATCAGAATCGGTATTGCAAATGATAACAAGATTGATACAACAACTGGAAATCTAATTCTCGATTCTGCAACTGGCACTACTTCTGTTGAAGATAACCTAACAGTAGGTGGAACTATTACTGGAACTGCAGCTGCGATAATTGATAATATCCGAATCGGTGTTGCGAATGATAATGAAATTGATACATCCACAGGCAACTTAACAATAGATTCAGCAGGTGGAACAGTCACAGTTGATGACAACTTAACTGTCACAGGAGATCTAAGTATTGCTGGTAATGTAAATGGTTCAACTGTTACTTTCAGTGGTGATGTATCAGCAGCGAGTGGTCTATTTGGTAATATAAGAATAGCTCCCGGAAGTGATAACAATGAGATTGACACATCAACTGGAAATCTTATACTGGATTCTGCATCTGGTACAACTCAGGTAAATGATAATCTATCTGTAGCAGGGTCAGGAACATTCACAGGTGATGTTATCGCATTTAGTTCTTCTGACTTGACAATGAAAGAAAATGTATCACCGATTGATAATGCACTAGACATGATTAGTTCTCTCACAGGTAATACATTCGATTGGAAATCAAACGCAGGAATCTGGGGTCTTGAAGGTGGTGATACTGGAATTATCGCACAAGAGGTCGAGAAATTAAAACTTCCCGGTGTGACTAAGAAAAGAGGTGACGGAACGATTGGTGTTCGCTACGATAGACTGATACCAGTTCTTATTGAAGCGATAAAAGAACTTAAATCAGAAATCAACGAACTTAAAAAATAATGACATTACCAGCATCAGGACAAATTTCAGCAAGTAACATTGCTAATGAGTTTGGTTACACGAATGGATCAGAAACTAGATTAGGTTCATATCGAACTACAAACGGGCAGGGTAACTTTCCCGTTTCTTTTGGTGCTTTGCAGTTTAACTCAATTGATGCACAGACTGGTGGTTCAGTGCCAACATCAGGACAAATAAAATTTAGTGATTTCTATAATACTAAATTACAAACAGTGGTTAATTTTTATAGTTCTGGTAGAGGTGGTAATAGATTAGTAGCGAAAGATAGATATAATGCAGGTGGGTCAAATGATGTAAATGTTGTTGGTAATTATAAAACAAGACCAACTAATTCATCAGGAACAAAAGTACATATTCATGTCAATCAACAGATTGGATCAGAAAAAACAAGAGTCGAACATTGTGCGTTAAGAACTGGATCTTGGGATTCATCAACAACTTTACAGGTTGATGTAGGTGGTTCAGGTAGAATCAGTGGTGGTGGTGGCAATGGTGGTAGAGGTTCTGATGCTTCTGGTGCGGCTATTCCGGGTGGATTTGGCACATCAGGATTAGGCATTCAATACAACCCTACAACAGTGAATGTTGCATCAGGTGGTGTCATCACAGCAGGATTTGGTGGCGGTGGCGGTGGCGGTGGTGCGTACGACACCGATAAAGAAGGATCAAGAACTGCCTCTGGTGGAGGAGGTGGTGGCGGTGCAGGTATTCCAGCCGGTGCAGGTGGTGGTGCAGGTATTAACGCAGGTGTGAATGGACAGCCGGGAAACGCAGGTTCTATAAGTGAAGGTGGAACCGGTGGTAATGGTGGTAATAATGATGGTGAAGCGGTTGCAGCAGCTGGAGGAACAGGTGGTGAAGCATCGGCCGCAGCAGGTAATGGTGGAACTGGTAGTGGTGGTGAAGGATCAACTTACGCAGGTGCTTCTGCAGGAGCTGCTGGTGCAGCGATAAGAAGAAATTCTGGATTCACAGTCAATGTAAATATCGCAAGTAGTGGATCTGTAAATGGTGTGCAAAACGCAACATCTGTGCTATAATTAAACTACTAGATTTTATTATATGGCATTTGAGACTGATTTAATAAGAAGATATAGTGGTGCTTTCTCAAAAGGAGATTGTACGAGAATAATAGAAGGAATACATTTCTTTGAAAAAAATCATTTG